GTAAAAAGTTCATAAATGTCGAATTTTTGATATACTGCATAAAAAATACAAATGCTATTTATGCAGTATATAGAAATTCGGTGCATTTCGTTGATTTTCGCTCTGATTAGTGATATTATTTAAGAAATATTATTATGAGGAGTGATTGTACTTGGTAGTCAAATTTAATGGTAATAAACCGTTTAAAATGGAGGAACATCAAAGCAATAAACTTACTACAAAATGTTTTTTATGTGGACAACAGGCAAAAAGCCGAATATTTTATGATGGATTTGAGAATGGAAATTGCATATGTTGTAATTGCGAAGATCAGCTAAAAGGAATGTTTAAAGATTATTTATTAGCAGAATCAAACTTCAACAAAACAGCACTTGAAGAATTAGTGGAAGGATTACGCAATGAAACTATAACGCAGTTAGATAGTCAAATTCATAAAGAAGGCTATAAATATGCCCAAGAGGTTAGCATTGTAGATGATTTTGATGATACATTAACCCTTCAAGAAGTTCAACAGAATAATATATTTTATTCGATAAAATATCAATTTTGTTATGACAAAATGATAAATTATATGAAGAATAAATATAATGAAGACCCTTATATAGTCAGATTTTTTGAAACTACGGATTACTATGACCCTGAGGGTTTGTATAGAAGAGATACAAATGCTATATGTGGCATTGCAAAAATATATAATAACGGAACCACGGTTATTTTTGGCGATTTAAAAGTTGTTTTGGATAGATCGAAATATAACCAATAAAATTAATAATATTGAGTGTTCAAAGCTCCGCTTGTCGGGGCTTTTTTCATACCCTAAAGAACAAAAAAACCGAGGTGAGGTGAATGCCGAATGAACAGAATTTAATAGTTCCAAGCTCGAGTGAAGCTCGAAAAAACGGCTCGAAAGGCGGTAAAAAATCAGGCGAAGTCCGCAGGCGTAAAAAGACTATGAAGCAGGTAATGGACTTCCTGCTTGAACAGCCTGCCAATACCAGAGCAGACTATGAGTTTCTAGTGGAGCAGGGCATTGACCTTAACAGCCTTGACCCCGACTTCATAAACAATATGCTTCTTGTGAATGCGGCTCTTATGGCAAGGGCTAAGCAAGGGGACGTTGCGGCGGTGAAAGAGCTGCGTGACATTATCCGTGATGACGATATGCTCAAACATAAGATAAAATACGATAACGCAAGGCTCAGGCTTGAAAAACAAAAGCTTGAGCCTGTTTCTATGCCTGATAAGGCGTACAGCGGTATCCCTGCGAGCCTTGTCGCTCCTACGTTCTCGCCTGTCCTGTTCGATATTGCAGAGCAGGAACATTCTGAGTATGTTTTCCCTGGCGGACGTGGCTCGACTAAATCTTCATTCTGCGGTCTGAACGTTATCGACCTGCTGATGAAGAACGAGAATATGCACGCCTGCGTCCTGCGTGCTGTGGCGAATACTCTTAAAGACAGCGTTTATTCTCAGATACTCTGGGCAATATCTGCACTTGGTCTTGATGATGAGTTTGCCTGCACAAAGTCGCCCCTTGAGATCACACGCATTTCAACAGGGCAGAAAATATACTTTCGTGGTGCCGATGACCCGCACAAGATAAAGTCTATCAAGCCGCCTTTTGGCTATATCGGCATCGTGTGGTTTGAGGAGCTTGACCAGTTCGGCGGTGAAGAAGCTGTGCGAACGATAGAACAGTCTGTTATAAGAGGCGGCGAGAGAGCATATAAGTTCAAGTCTTTCAACCCTCCGAAGTCGGCTCAGAACTGGGCGAATAAGTACATCAAAGTACCGAGAACGGACAGACTCGTTACCGAAAGCACTTATCTAACTGTGCCGAAAAAGTGGCTTGGCAAGCCTTTTCTTGATGACGCCGAATTTCTCAAAGAAACCAATCCCACTGCCTATGAGAACGAGTATATGGGCGTTGCAAACGGCACAGGCGGCAATGTTTTCGATAACGTCCTCATAAGAGAGATAACCGACGACGAGATAGCACAGTTCGATAACATCTATAACGGCGTTGACTGGGGCTGGTACCCCGACCTTTACGCTTTTGTCAGAGTGCATTACGCTCCTGCTCAGCACACGCTGTTCATATGGCAGGAATACACCTGCAACAAGACAAAGAACATTGATACCGCAAAGCATTTGCTGGAGCTTGGTATCACGGCAAACGATCTCATCACCTGCGACAGTGCAGAGAATAAGTCTGTTGAGGATTACAGAGCATACGGCTTGCTTGCAAGAGGTGCAGAGAAAGGCCCTAACAGCAGGGAGTATTCATATAAGTGGCTGCAATCTCTGCGGAGTATCGTTATAGATAACAAGCGTTGTCCTGTGGCTTGCGAGGAGTTCATCAACTGCGAGTATGACAGGGATAAAGAGGGCAACGTTATAAGCGGCTATCCCGACGGCAATGACCACGTTATCGACGCCGTTCGGTATGCAATGGAAAGAGTATGGAAAAGGCGGGGTCAGTAAGCTATGGGCATTATTTCAAAAATAAGGGAGTGGATAAGCAGAATGCTTTCAAAGTCAGATATAAAGGGCGTTTACGGTATTGATATCGCCGTGACGGACAGTATGATAAGAGCTATCGACAAGTGGGACAGAATGTATGCAGGTAATGCAGCACCCAAGGGAGTTCACTCTCTGCGGCTTGAACACGCTGTTGTGAGGGAGTTTGCAAACACGGCTATCAATGAAATGACCCTGAAAGTTTCCAACGATAAGCTTGATGCTATAATGAAAAACGCTCTTGAAAACCTCAACAAAAATCTGCAAAGAGGTCTTGCAACAGGAGCAATGATAATAAAGCCGCTGGGTGCTGATAAGGTGCAGTATGTTCCGCAGTCGCAGTTCATTCCTGTGGAGTATGACGTGAACGGCAGGCTTATAAAGGTCATTTTCCCTGAGATAAAACGCATGGGCGATAATGATTACCGCATAAGGCTTGAATATCACGCTCTGGACTATGAAAAAGGGCTGACTATCACAAACAGGGCCTTTCGTTCCAATGACGGCGTATCTCTCGGTGCTGAGATACCCCTCACAGCTGTTTCAGAGTGGGCGGAGCTTATTCCTCAGATAGCCTATCCACTTATGCTGCGACCCTCTTTCGGCTATTATGTCAACCCTATCGACAATACAGTTGACGGTTCACTTTCAGGCGTATCAGTGTTCGCAGGGGCGGAAGAAGTCATAAGAAAAGCTGATATCCAATTCGGCAGGCTCGATTGGGAGTTTGAATCAGGAGAACGTGCAATAGACGTTGACGAGGCTGTGCTAAGACCTGTGACAGACCCGTTCACAGGTAAGAAACGTGCAGAAATGCCAAAGCTCAATGAACGGCTTTTCAGAGGGGTAAACGTGTCGGCTGGCACGAGCGGTGACTTTTATCACGAGTTCTCACCGCAGTTAAGACAGGCGGATTTTATCGCAGGACTTGAAGAATACAAGCGTGAGATAGAGTTTGCTGTGGGGCTGTCCTATGGTGATATCTCAAACCCTCAGACAGTTGATAAGACGGCAACGGAGATAAAGTCCTCAAAGCAGAGAAAGTTCGATACTGTCACGGCGATACAGAATAATCTCCGTGTCTGCCTTGAAGACCTCTGCTATTCGCTGGCGTTTTATAATGGGCTTACTCAAAGCGGTTATGAGCTGTCTGTGAACTTTGAGGACAGTATCCTTGCTGATGACGAAACAAAGCGTGCAAGCGATCGTCAGGACGTTTCTATGGGCATTATGCCACTGTGGGAATACCGAATGAAATGGTATGGTGAGGACGAGGAAACGGCTAAGAAAATGACCTCCGACAGCACCGCAGAGGTGATAGAATAATGCTCAAAGCAAGCGAGATAGAGCGAGTTTCAATGGTTCTTGACAAGCCCCTGCGTGACCTTGAAATGCAGATAATGGAGGACATCGTCCGCAGGATAAAGATAAACGGCGAGATAACACGTTCGGCAGATTGGCAGATATACAGACTTCACGAGCTTGGAATGAGCAAGCGTGAGATAAAGAAAGCCATAGCCGAAAACCTTGACCTCTCCAAAGCTGAGATAAAAGAGCTGTACAATGAAATCCTGCAAAAAGGCTATGAATGGGACGATAGCATATACAAGACCAAAGGCAAGGCACGGATACCCCTTGAAAAAAATGAGGGTCTGCAAAGGCTGCTGTCGGCTGTATCGGAGCAGACTTCGGGGAAGCTTAAAAACATATCTCAGTCACTCGGATTTGTAGTAAAACAGCCTGACGGCAAACTTAAATTCACGCAGGCGGCAGACTTCTATCAGCAGAGCCTTGATAACGCCATAATGGGCATAGCGAGCGGAGCGTTCGATTATAACACGGTCATAAAGAAAGTCATTTCGGATATGACGAACTCAGGTCTTCGCACTGTGGACTATGCCACAGGCTGGAGCAACAGGGCAGACGTAGCCGCAAGGCGTTCGGTGATGACAGGGCTTTCACAGCTAACCGCAAAAATGAATGAGGACAACGCCAAAGAGCTTGGCACAGACTATTTTGAAGTCACTTGGCACAGCGGAGCAAGACCCTCTCATCAAGAATGGCAGGGCAAGGTCTACAGCAAAAAAGAACTTGAAACTATCTGCGGTCTTGGTACTGTGACAGGTCTGTGCGGAGCGAATTGCTATCACGATTATTACCCCTTTATCCCCGGCATATCTGAGCGTTCCTATACAGACGAGGAGCTTGCACAGATGAATGCAGAGGAGAACAAGCCTGTTAAGTACGGTGATAAAGAGTACACAAAGTATGAAGCTTTACAGCGACAAAGAAAGCTTGAAACTGCAATGAGAGCTCAGCGACAGAAAATACATCTTCTTGAAGAGGCAGGTGCAGGCGAGGAAGATATCATCAACGCACGCTGCCGATATCGTGGCACTTCCCAGGAGTATACAAGGTTTTCAAAAGCAATGGGTCTGCCTCAGCAGAGAGAGCGTGTGAACGCCGACGGACTGGGGAATATCGGGGTGGGAAAAACCAAGATAGACTTGACGCAAAAAGATTATAGTGATATAATTGATATGAAAGGTAAGATGTCTGATATAGACGTGCGAAAGTGGTACAGACACCATAACAAAAATATCCCTCAGCTTATCGACAAAAGCAAGTCTATTGAAGAACAGGCAAGACAAGCTTGTGAACTGCGTAACAAGTATCGCTTTCAGGCAAGAGAGTTAATGGAAGATCAAAAAGCTCGTAAAACCCTTGACCAGACCGAACCTATCATTTCTTTTGAAGACTTGGTATCAAATAAAATGGTACGAAAAAACATGAGCAGAGAAGAAGCTATAGCAGACACTTTGAAGACCGCTGTAAAAACACGAAGATCAGTAGATAAAAGGTATGGATTGGATGATCAGCAATGAAAAAATATGAATACAATATTTGCACGGCTGCGGACAAAGAAATTTTTGAAAAGCAATGTGCGGCATTGGAAAAGCATATCCCAGGCATTGAACGGTCCGATATGCTGACAGATGTTGACGGCTCACAAACGCAGATATATGAATTAAACGGAAAGAAGATAATCGTACACAACAGTTATTATATTGACGCTGTGTACATTGATTCAGAAGTTGAACTTACAGAGTATTTCAAACGATAATTTTACCGCTTGACTAAGGTCGGGCGGTATTTTTATACCCAAATATCGGAACTAAGCACCTTAACGGGTGCTTTTTTCATACTATTTCGTCCTTGATATGACGTTAAACTGTCAGACTTTCACACCGCAGACAGAGCGGTATATAAGCTATGTAGAAAGGACAAACATATGAAAAACATTTTTGAGATCCTTGCCGCTCTGGGTATCGTTATCCCTGAGGACAAGAAACAGGACATCACAAAACAGGTGGCAGAGAATTATAAGACTGTGGCTGAGTTTGAAAAGGTGAAAAGCCGTCTTGAGGTGGAGCGTGACAACTATAAGGACAGCCTTGATACCGCACAGAACTCTCTCAAAGAATTTGAGGGCGTGGACGTCAAGGAGCTTAACGGCAAAGTCGCACAGCTCACCGCTGACCTTGCTAAGAAAGATACCGAGTATCAGGCGAAGATATCTGATATGGAGTTTGACGCTACCCTTGATAACGCTATCTCGGCAAGCAAGGCAAGAAATGTCAAGGCACTTAAAGCTTTGCTTGATGTGGAAACTCTCAAAGCTTCCAAAAATCAGGCTGAGGATATCAAGACGGCTATCGAGAACGTGAAGAAAGATAACGATTATCTTTTTGAAAGTTCCGAGCCTATCAAGAACCCGGTTGCTCCCACAGGCACGCCTGCCGCAGGTGAAGTGAGCAAGGAAACCTTTGCAAAAATGGGGTATATGCAGAGGTTGGAACTTAAACGAACAGACCCCGAAAAATACGAACAGTTGAAAGGATAGGATATTATGAAAATGACAAATGGCATTAGAATTTCTATGCAGTATTTCGCAGAGCAGACAAAGATCACCGACCTTATCGATCCTGAGGTAATGAGTGATATGATCGACGCAAAGATAGAGTCTAAAATAACTGTATCTCCCTTTGCGAAGATAGACAAAACGCTCGTTGGCGTGCCTGGCGATACTATCACAGTGCCGCAGTACAAGTATATCGGCGACGCAGTTGATGTTGCAGAGGGCGTTGAAGCCGAAACTGTCAAGCTTGAAACAGACTCCACTCAGGCTAAGGTAAAGAAAGCCATGAAAGCGGTGGAGATAACTGATGAAGCGGTTCTCAGCGGCTATGGCAACCCTGTAGGTCAGGCGACTTCACAGTTTGCAATGTCTATCGCTTCTAAGGTGGACGCAGACAGCATGGACGCACTTATGAAAGCTCAGCTCATCTATGACGGCTCGGCTTCTGCTATCTCTTACAGCGGCATTGTTGACGCTGTTGACAAGTTCAATGAGGAGTTGAACACCGAAAAGGCTATGTTTATTAATCCTCATCAGAACTCACAGCTTAGAAAGGACCCGAACTTCATTTCAGCCGATAAGTATGACGGCAATGTGGTAATGACAGGCGAGATAGGCAAGATAGCGAACTGCCGTATCGTTCCGTCAAAGAAAGTTTCACTTAACGAGGCTATCCCAGAACAGTATGTGAGAGTTGACAGCGATGCAGAGGGTGCAAAGGAAGTTGTTGCGGACAGCACAGCTTCACCAACTGCTTCACAGATAAAGCTCGGCTCAGTAACACCTTGTGCAGATGGCTACACTCCAAAGGTGGGTGACTATGTTGTAAAGAACGCCGCTGTCAAGGCTGGCACTTTCTACATATGCCCTATCATCAAGCTCAACGCTGATGCTGAAACAGAGGACGAAACATCCGCTCTGACTATCTACCTCAAGCGTGACACCAACGTTGAAACAGAGAGAAGAAGCACAAAGCGCTGTACAGATATATCTGCTGACAAGCATTACACTGTGGCTATCTCAGATCAGTCAAAGGTAGTGCTTGCAAGATTCAAGAAGTAAAGAGGTGCGGCAGTATGAAAGCATATGCAAGCGAGAGCTATTATATAGGCGTTTATCTTTGTGGCAGAGAGCCTGACATATCTGCCGCTTTTGACTTCTATGCAATGCAAGCCACAAGCCTTATGAAGCAATATACCCTTGACAACGTTGACGAGAACGATATCCCCGAAGAAGTGAAAATGTGCTGCTGCGAGCTTGCGGAGAATATCTTCAAGGCAGAGCAGGAGGGCGGCACTCAGGGGGTATCTTCCGAAAGCGTTGGAGGCTGGTCAAAGTCATATGAAAGCTCAGATATCCGCAGACAGAACGCTGACAGAGCCGTTCACGATATCGTGTACAAATGGCTCAGCGGAACAGGGCTGCTTTACAGAGGGGTGAGGTAAATGCTTGCAAACAGCGATTGCACGGTGTATCTTTTCGACAAGCAGACAGAGGGATTTGTGCGGAAGTATGCAGAGAAAGTTTACTGGTGTGAAAATAAGTCGGGAAGTATCGTGAAAAGCGGTATGCAGACCTCAGACAGCACAAGGGTGTATTTCTATGATGATAATGCACCGAAAACCCCTGCAAAGGATATGCTTGTGAGAGGAAAATGCGAGTTTGAGTTCGATAATCAAACGCCACAGAGCATATCTGAGAGCATGAAAATGTTCCGCACCGAGTATGACTTTGTTACGGTAATGAGCATTGATGATTATATGTTCGGTGGTCTGCCACATATGGAGGTGAGCGTGAAATGAAGATAGGTCAGCCTATGGACAGCAGGGCTATCACTTGGGATAAGTCCTTTGCAGGCAAGTATTCAGAACGCTTTGATAAGGCTCAAAAGTTCATTGGCGCTGAGTGCATAAGGCATATGGTGAAGTATACACCTACCCTCAGCACTAATCTGAGAAAGTCCGCCACAAGAGGCACAAAAATAGGCAGCGGCAAGATACAGTATCTTGCACCTTACGCACGCTATCAGTATTACGGCAAGCTTATGGTATCCTCTGTTACAGGCTCGTCTTACGCCCAACAGGGTGAAAAGAAAGTGCTGACGGACAAAGACCTTGTTTACAGCACTTCTTTCAAAGAGCCACTTGCAGGCAAGCTTTGGTTTGAGCGAATGAAAGCCGACAAGAAACAGCAAATACTCAGAGGAGCGGCGGCGATAATGGGAGGCAAAGCGAAATGAACATAATCGAGCTTGTGAAAGATATCTTGCAGCAGTTTCCGAAAATATCGGAGGTTTGCAACGATATCCATATCGACTTTACCGACGATACGCCAACAAATTACGGCTTGTCCTCAACAGGCGACAGCCTTATAAGCTCTGATATTCTGGGCGGTCAGACAAGGCAGCACAACTTCATTCTCTATGCGGTGTATCAGTCTATGAACGACTTTGACCGAATGTCAAACAGCGGTGTGCTGCTTGAATTGCAGATGTGGCTTGAAAGCTATGCAGACAAGCACCGAGATACCACGTTCGCTACCATAACAGATGACGAGGAAAGGACAGGCGTTCTTGAAAAGCTCACCTGTGCAAACGGAATGATATATGCAATACCAAATGAAAACACAAACGATACTGTGCAGTATCAATTGCAGATAGCGGCACAGTATCAGATATAAAAGGAGGAAAACATATGCCTGATTATTCATACAAGAGCGGAAAGCTCAACAGAAGTCATCTTCTGCATTATCTTGACACTACATTCGCAGCGGTCGCCTCATCACCAAGCTGGTATCTTCTCGGCAAGGACGTTGAGGACGCAAGTGTGGCACTCAACCCTGACACTTCCACAAAGAAGAATATACTCGATGAAACCACAGTTGAGGACAACGGCTATGAGCCTGAGTTCGACCTTGACACATTCTATGCAAAGCCCGGTGACGCACTTTACGAAAAGCTCAAGGATATCATGATGAATCGTCTTACCGGTGACGCCTGCAAGACAAGTGTTCTCGAGGTCATCGTTGACAAGACCACGGGTGCGTATGACGCATGGACGGAAGATGTCATAGTCAAGCCGCAGTCTTATGGCGGACCGCAAGGGGGCGTAAATATCCCATTCAACTGCACCTTTGCAGGAAACAGAGTGAAAGGCTCTGTCACCTTTGCGGCAGGCGTGCCAACGTTTGCAAAGACTACGGAAGAATAAATTATATGACAAACATATGAAAGCACTTCGTTCAGAGTGGAGTGCTTTTTGTTTGCCATAATACAGAAAGGATGATAGAAATGTCAATGCAGTCAATAGATTTTAACAGCGGCAATTACAAAGAGTACGCTATAAATGGCGATGAGAACAGAGTGATAAGGATAAACGTGTCAGACGTTGGTATCATCACTAGGATACAGGACGCTATGAGCAAGGCTGACAATATCGCAGAAGAAGTGTCAGAACGTGAGAAGAACGAGGACAGAACTCAGCTTCTCAAAGAGTATGACCAGCGTGCAAGAGAAATGGTCAATGACATATTTGGAAGCGATGTGTGTACGGCGGCGCTTGGAAGCGTGAACGTGTTCTCTGTGGCTTCAAACGGCAAGCCTGTGCTTGTGAACTTCCTTGAAGCGCTTCTTGTTGTGGTGGTGCAGGAGATAAAGTCAGCACAGACTGCGGCTCAGATAAAGCTCGAAGAAAAGGTGGAGAAGTACACCGCACCTGTTATCGCTCATCAACATATTGCTCAGCCTGCGGTCAATGTGGCGGAGCTTTCTGACGAGGACAAAAAGGCTCTGCTCAGGGAGCTACTGAAATGATAGGCAGTTTGCCAACAGCCCTTGAAATAGACGGCAGAGAGTATGCCATACACTCGGATTTTCGGGTCATACTGCGGATATATTCAGCCTTTGCAGACCCCGAACTTGACGAGCGTGAAAAGTGCTATGTGTGTCTTAAATGCCTTTACGCTGAGGATATCCCACGAGAGCATTTGCAGGAGGCTGTCAACAAGGCTTATTGGTTTGTAGGCGGTGGAGATGTTCCGCAGGAGAGTGTTCAGCCTGCAAAAACTATCGACTGGGAGCAGGACGAGAGTATTATTTTTCCTGCGGTGAACAAGGCGGCAGGCTTTGAAACGAGGACGGTAAAATATCTTCATTGGTGGACTTTTCTCGGCTATTTCAATGAGATAGGCGAGGGGCTTTTTTCGTCTGTTATAGGCATACGGCAAAAGCTTAACAAGGACAAAAAGCTTGAAAAATACGAGCAGGAGTTTTACAGAAACCACCGCAATATGATAGACCTTAAACGAAAGCTCTCAGCAGAAGAGCAGAGGGCTGAAAACGAGGACAAAGAGTTTCTGAAACAACTGACGGGAGGTGAATGACAATGGCTGATGGGTGCTTGAATTTTGACACCAACATAAACAGTGAGGGCTTTGAAAAGGGCTTGAAAAGCCTTTCCGATATGGTGGGGGATATCAAGCCAAAACTTAAAAGCCTTGCAATGGCTCTGACAGCTGCATTCTCCGTCAAGAAGCTTGTGGACTTCGGCAGGCAATCCATAGAAACAGCCT